GAGGGAAAAAGACAACCCACGGGTCAAAGTTTGCGTTTGGTTTTAAGATAGAAGATACCCCCTTGCATATAACCAGTTATATACATATATTACTAATAAAATCAACATGTTTATTGAATCTATTATGGATTTTCTCATGACATTTTACACAGACAGCCAATAAATTTTCCATTACCAACCTCAACTCCGGGTGCTCTTCAATCGTCTGGATATGATGGACGATATCTGCTTTGACATACCGATTATCAGCCTGGCACATTTCGCACAATGGATTGATTGACAGCTTGATGCGCCTTACTTTCTGCCACCTGAAATCATAGCCTCGTTTGTCTGGTGTTGCTCTCTGTTGGTCATAGATTTGTCTTGCCTTTCTTGCATGAGCCGGGCACCTGCCGCCACCTGCGGTTAGAGTTGAACACCCTGGTTTGGTGCAATTTTTGAGAGGCAAATTCGGCATTAGAAATATCTCTTGTGTTTTATGTTGATGTCATTTATCATGATTTTCGTGTGTCGTTTTCCTTTTCTTTGGTTTAGTGGTTCTTGTTCCCCGTCCGATGGTTATTCCTTTCCTGTCGGACATGACGCCATGTATCTGCCGCTTCCAGATATGTGGCGTTTCTTTTTTATGGCAGGTGCATAATCGTCCTGACGCACATCGCGCCGACCTGCGCTAACTCAATCCTGAGCAGTTCAATATCCCCACCTTCGTAATGGCAATTGATAGCCGCCTGCATTGCCTCTCCAGCTTCTTCAATCATAATGGCTACTGTCACACCTCCTTTCTGTTCCTGAATCACTACGCTGTCAAAAGTTTTTGTTTCTTTGACATTGTGTAAATAGCTGCAATACGGCATTTTGTATCGGCATTATCTTTACGGTCTTTGTCGTCAAGCTGGTCGTATTTTATATTGGTTAGAATCGTGATAGCTTTATTGACATTCTTTTTCAAATCGTCAATGAATTTCTTTTCGGCGTGTTCGGTTTGTTTCTTTGGATGTAATATTCTATAGCCTTCACCCCTGACATTTGCAATTGCTATCTGATGTATCTCAAGCAGTTCGTTTTTAAATCCGTCGATAGCTGCCAAGAATTCAAACTGATATTTCTGGAATGTTTCAAAAGTACCGGTGGTTGGTTTTTTAATCATGAAGTTTTTGTGAATCCATGCCATCGTAATTAGGTCGCCGGTCTTAAATTCGATAGCTGCGAGTTCAACAGCGTTTTTCCATGCTGGATAAATCATCCGTTCCTGAGCTGCTTGTTCCATTATTTTTTCCTTTTTGTTTGTTGAAAAATCCTTGCCTTGCCTAACATTGCCAAGCCGGGCCAGAACACGACTTGCCTCGCCCCAACCTGCCCTGCCTTACACTACTACCCTGCCATGCCTTGCCTGGCCTTGCCTTGCCATGCCATGCCCAACCCTGCCATGCCATGCTCTACTTCCCTGCCTTGCCTTGCCCTGCCTTGCCAAGCCGTGCCCCACCCCGCCGTGCCTCGCCATGCTCTACTACCCTGCCTTGCCCGGCCCCGCCAAACCTTGCCTCGCCGCGCCATGCCAGGCCATGCCCCACCCCGCCGTGCCTCGCCATGCTCTACTACCCTGCCTTGCCTTGCCATGCCTGGCCCCGCCAAGCCGTGCCCTGCCACGCACTACTACCCTGCCTTAAATCACCTTGACTTCATACCGGCCATAAGAACCGTTCCCCTTGCCCGGTCTAAAATCCCCAATGCCAATGTAAGAACCTGCGTTTTCGGCGGACAAAAGGATATTGTCGATGTCGATGATTTTCGTATCAAAATTGACATCCACAACCAGTTTCCAACTATGAAAAATAGGCCTACATCTCATAGTCCGAGCCTGCCCGACAACTACCGACCGGATGTCACGGTATTTAGGATTAGCCCACAATCCATTGACAGTTCTCGGCCCTTCGTATTCGAGCGGGATTTTAGTTGCCAGAATCATCGTGCCTTTCTGCAAAGTTGTTCCGAGTTTGTTCATTTTGCCACCTGCTACGATAGACGCTCTGACATTCAATCCTGGAATGTATGGCCCGATTTCATCGTCAAAATACATTGCCATCGACCAATCTCTTAGCGCCATTTCCTCATAATCTTCATCGGTTTTCTTTTTCTTCCCTGTTACCGCTTTCATTGCTTTGGTGTCAGGGTCAAGCGGGTTCGCTCCACGTTCGCTGTGCATTAACAGCGGTGATAATCCAGTTAATTCAAGTTTTAAGATTTCCATTATGTATTCCTTTCTTTGAGTTTATTTAAAAAATTCCCTGCCTTGCCTTGCCCGGCCTCGCCTTGCCATGCCATGCCTTGCTCTACTACCCTGCCTTGCCCGGCCCAGCCTTGCCAAGCCGCGCCGTGCCAAGCCATGCCTTGCTCTACTACCCTGCCCTGCCTAACCAAGCTTTGCCCCGCCCCACTTTGCCAAACCATGCCGCGCTCTACTTCCTTGCCTTGCCATGCCAAGCCAGGCCCAGCCGCGCCCAGCCGAGCCTTGCCAAGCCTCGCCATGCTCTACTACCTCGCCTTGCCAGACCGTGACTTGCCAGGCCTCGCCTCGCCAGGCCTTACCATGCCATGCTCTACTGCCTCGTATTTCATTTACCGATTAACAAATGATACCGATTTGTCAATTTCCTCGCCTTTTCCCACGAAAGCGGCTTTTCCGGCCCGCAGCCTCTCGGACATTTAAGAAGCGGGTCTCGGCCTGAACCGAATATCCGGCATAAAAAAGGACGGTCGTTAATTTGTTGCATTTGTTACACCCTCCTTTGAGGATACTGGTTTAATTTTTATCTTGTTCACAAAGAAAACAATCTATTGCATTTTTAATTGCAATTAGCTCAGGGATAGTGAAATCCATTGAAGACGAATTGAAACTCGTCCCCCTGTTAAACGTCATAACGAAAATAGGCTCCGACTGCCTGTTATGCGTATAGTGGATGTCTTGAGTGATCCGCACATCCATTGGCGTTAATCCTTCTGACTGCACAATCCAAGCAGTGAATATCCTGCTAAATCTGCATAAGGACTTTCAGAAAAAGCATTTTTATCGTTTGCAATCCTGAACAGTTTGTCGATGATCCGGATCATACAGAGCATGTCCTGGTATTGCGCCACCAGCACACCGCTTGGGTATAGAAGCTCCAGCACTTTTCCTGATTGTCCAAAGCTATCCCCGTATGCCGATTGTTTTTCATTTATCATGTCTGCGATTTTTTCTGCTGCAGCATGATATTTTGTTTGATTTTCCAAAGTAATTTCCTTTTTAGAGATTAATAAGAAATCCAGTGCGAGCCACGATCCTGGATCACCGACCGCGAAAGGGAGAACACAACGAAACCCTGGCTCTGAACACGTTTTATGCCACGATGTCCTCAGCGATGTGGTGATAAACGCCATCAGGATTAGCAGGTAGCCATTGCCTTTTTTGCAATACCCGGAACTTGTCTGCTGCAACAAGCATGAGATCAAAATCCATTCTGTGTGCAATCCCAAGAAGAAGAATGAAAACATCGGCTATCTCGGTTTGAAATTCTTTTTTATTTTCAATCGATGGATTATTAAAAAAAACATTTGCGGCTTCATGAACTTCATTCAATTCTAAATCCAAGTGCGCCAATTGTCCATTTATGGTGGCATCTGGAAACGTATCTTGTCCCCATGTGCCGATGTAGCGTTGGAATCCAGATAACTTGGTTGTCATGTTTTTATCCTTTAAAGCAGCCGTAATGTTTTTTTTTTACGACTGCTTTGATTGCGATCAACAGGGTTTTGGTTTTGGTTTCCCACCTTTTTTAATCGGTTTTGTTGCTTTTTTTGCCATAGTAATCACCTCCCTTTTTTCACATTTCATCAATCAGATCATCGAACCTACGACCTTGTACGTTGCATTTAAAAATATCATCGAATTGCCTTGCGTTCAGATGGCGAACCTTCTCATATCGTTCATGTCCGATCCGTAAATCCTTAATCTTACTCACCAGGTAAGCAAAATCGGTAGTACATCCGATACCAGCCGCCTTGCAAATATCATATAGAATATCAGTCTGCATAGGTTTTCAATCCATTAGAAGCCTTGAACGTTAAGGTTTTGGTTTCAGGCACATCGACTGTGCCGCCAGTGTGGGGATTCCGACACTGTCGAGCCGGCCTGGTCTTCCACTCGAACGTGCCGAACTCTTTGATTGAAACCCTATCTTGTTCAATCAGCGTAGAGAGCATGATCTCAACCACATCTGAAACAATAGACTTCGTGACTTTCGTCTTCTCGGCAATTGTTGTTATCAATTCTGTTTTATTCATTTTCCATTCCTTTTTTAATGTTTACCGTGTCGATCAGATTGTAAATCATAGTCAAAGCTGCATCCCAGCTTGCCTTGGCCAATTGACATTCCCTTTCAGTTTTCAACACAAATTCTTTTTCATTTGCGAGCCATTCTTCAAATTTTGTCATTGCGTTTTTCCTTTTCACTAAAATTTTTGTCTTTACTCCGCGTTTGTATCCGGCTAAATACTCTGACCGGTTATGAGGCACCCCTGGAGGCCATTCTGGAGCTATCCAGCACATAGCCTCCATATACCCATTTCGGTAATACATGGATAGCATTTCAGTATGTGGAAACATTATTAATCGTCTTCCAGTGTTTGGTTTGGATGGTATTCGCTATCTGGTATGAGGCAACCTGATTGCAACATCCGTATCAAATCCCGCCATGCTGCAAGCGCTATATTTTTTTGAGAATGAAAAAAATACTTTTCCCACCATTCGTCAAATAGTTCCGATTCTGTCCGCACTATAAATCACCTTGATTTCCGTAAGTTTCTGCAAGGACTAACTGCGTGTTAATATATATGATTTGAGTGATATTGCCTGCATATTCTGCACGAATATCCGCACTGTAAAATTTCCATCAGAAGAAGGATCGCTGCTCTCTGATATCAGATTGAAGTTGCCGGATCCTGAGTTTTCTATCAACAGATATTGCCTCTTCTCTTTCGATAATCCTCAAAAGAGTGCTTACATCCTTCATTATAATCACCGGGTATCCTTCGGGATCGTGATCCAGTTCGAGTAACCTTAGCCGTTTGATAACAGTTTTCTCTTCACTGTCTATCATTTTGCACCGTCTGAATTGCTGCCTGCCAACATTCCCAATAACTCGGGATACTGCCATTTATGCTGTTGTTCCACTCAAGAAATTTGTTAATATCTGTTGGTGTTTGTACTTTTTCTTTCTGGGATGCAACAGATACGCATAGCTCAATATCTGTCTCACATACTGGACATTTGATAATTGCCATTATTTGCCTTTTTTGGATACCTTCTTCACAGCCTTTTTCACAACAGAATCTCTGTGAACGATTGTACAGATATCCGTGTCAGCAATTTTTTTACAACCAGAAACATCCTGTACGGTAGGATAATTTCTCAGTTGCTCGAACAACACGGATTCTTCTTTCGGTTGATCGACTACAATCAGCACGTCGATAGATGCTCTAAAATACTCGCCAGCTGGACGCGGTGTGCCAGTCAGTGTCATTGGATTTTCATCGTTTAAATGATACCTGTCCGTAATTCTGACTTCCTCTATAAAAATTCCGAGTGATTCGATTGATGATATTTTTTCAGCCAATGTTGTGAGTATGTTCATTGTTTTTCCTTTCTATTGTTTACGGTTTTGGTTCATCCCGAATGAGCAGCATTTTTTCAAAAGTACAGCAAATAAACTCGCTGCACGTTTCTGCTCCGCCTGCATCGTTGTCATTATCCACCTCAAACAGCGTGTAAAGCTCTACAGGTGGAGTTTGGATCATTGCGTCATGTACGGGAGCAATGAAAAGAAAAAATGCAGCCAGGACGATTACAGCGGCCGTGAGTGATTTTTTCATGTTTCGTGTTCCCAGTATTTCGAGAAACAGGTCTCAAAGAAGCAGTCTTTCTGATTGATACTGCATTCGTAACTGCACCACAAATTGCTTACTCGCGCCGGACACCGCTTTGATTTAACAAGCCAGCGATCAAATTCAATTCGTTGAAAGTCTTTCTCTGTTTCGCTCATTTCAACCTCCACGGCTGTCGTTTGAGTTTCTTTGAAAGAATCACTCTCCTGAACCCTGACTGGGTAAGAACCGCACACTCCCAGGCATCTGGGAGCGTGTCGCCTTGGCAATAGAATTTCAGCGTTAAGAACCATCGACGAATGAACTTAAACATCAATCACCTCAGTTGTGGATCATGAAATAGATACAAAGTGGTTTATGGCTCATTATTTACGTTTCATGAGCCAAGAAAGAATTTTGTCAGACACCGGTGACTTCGCGCAACACCAGTTCAGTCCGTGGCTCAGTACCAGTCTCCGCA